TGGTGGTGTCGCCTCGTAATACATACGGGGTAAACCTGTGAAGAAATATACTTGAAAATCTTCACCTGCTGCAACATGGTAATCTACAACTGTTCCGCCTGAGGCAAAGATTTGAGCTTCCATGGACCAATTTGGGGTCCAATTGTAATCTTCAGTATAATCTATTTGTTTACCTGGTGTAAAACGGTATTGAGAATAGTATGGAACCTCGAACTCCACTACAGGGTTTATCTTATCTGTTGCATACATCATTCCCTTAGTACCAGTGGCCCTAGTGATACCCGCCATAATTTGGTTACTACAAGATGCGTCCGAAGTACCAAAAGGATAAGTGTCCAGCTCTCGCTTATAGGAAGGTTGACCAAAAGGAAATATCGGCTCACGAGTTACATAAACACGAGAATCAACATTATCGGATCTAGTTTGGTAACACCTATCGAACATCAACTTGTATCTAATACTACCTCTCCACCCGGAGAAAGCAGCTGTAACCCAGTGCAACATAACAGTGTTTACGTAATTGTATGGTTTATTAGTACTACCGCAGGTATCCACTGCACCACTAACATTTCCTCGATAAAATGGAAACATACTTTTAGTCACTCTGTAACGTTTGGTAAGAGCTCCGTGATCCACAGATGTCTTATCTCGTCGCCACAAGTTATATCGTTTAAGTAAAGTGCGAAAAGAGACTATAGTCTCACCAACAAATACTTTGTTAAGTTGTTGTGTATCTTGTATGCCTGGCCCAAGTTTATCACTCATCGATTGCTCGGGAGCTGAGGGCTCTTGTGTATCCTGCGATTCAGGAACAATTTCATTCCCACTCTGCGGCTCAAATCCGCTCTGTGGCTTAAAAACAAACTTCTGAAAGTGATCGCTAGGGACAAAAACTTCAAAATCATCTCCTGCAGAAATAAACACGTTAACCTGAATATCATTTTCCACGAAACTATTGGGTGTAGTTAATTCATTGACTACATACACACCAACAACTCCATTACCGAAAGGTCGATATTCTAAAGGTAAAGTACTATGCATCTCTGCAATAGGATCTTCACCCGGTATAGCATGTTCTAACAATGTTGTCGCTTGTCCATTACCAACTTCAAGCGTAAAATCTTGTGTATCTGCAATATCAATTATCTCAATATAATTCGTATTATACTCGTTTGAATCCAAGAACAATGGGTCATAAACGAACTTGAGTCTTCCTTTGTGAAAAGCAGAACAAAC